CATGTAGTTAGCTACAACGTACAGAATGATCACTGGCTGATAACTAAGCCCGCCATCCTACGGATCGACGCCGTGGTGAGGGCTCAGTGTCCAATGGCCAGAGTACCTGCATCAAACACAGGTACGCGGACAAAGGTTCTGCACCTGTAACTAACTGCAACCGGACAAGTTAGTTAGTATTCAGCTGCAACTTGACGAAGGTTGCTGACATTTAGCGTCACTTAATTGCCTTAGTTAAAGACAAGATACCCGCTGACAAGGCGCAATATAGTTGGAGAGCGTGAGCGGGTAAGGTTCGCCTACCGGATAATGCCCACGGGTCACAACATGCGGGGGATAGCACGCGCCCGCTTCATTGCTCAGATATATAAAACAGTTAGCCGAACCTTAGGCTTTCCGTGCAAACTATCTCAGCACGGCTAACTATTTAGATTGTCGAGGTTCTTTCACCTAGTTACCTTTAAGATTCCGCCGCTCACGTTCGGTCACACCATGCCTGCCTTGGCTGCCGGACTGCTTCCACCTGGGTGGAGTCGGGGCGAGCCGCCGCCGCGTGGTAGCCGTTCGGCCGTCGCGGATTCTCTCGGGTTGTCTAGGTGCCCTGGCGTCCGGGGCGAACCCGTTTCTCCAGTGACCTAAAGGTACGGGGTAGCCGGTTCGAAGGTCAATACCTTCCAGCCGGTCTCTGGATTGGCACACAGTGTCAGGGTCCGCACCTAGTTAGCTAATGGAAACGCGCAAGGCGCGCGCGTCTACCATGAGGCTGGCCCATAGGTCAAGCCCTCTTGAAGAATTGAAATAAAATAAAAGTTATACCTACCCCCAGTAATAATAATTACACAGCAGTAACTATAAACAATAACAAATTGATTGCGATTAATTGTGTAAATAATAAGGAACTAAATGCACCCGCTATGTATAACTTCCTGCCTGCCCGCCAACCCCCCTTTTTTTTATATACGCGCGTTAGACGACGGGGCTGGCGAGAAGGGTATGTAAATTTTGCTGGCAAATTAGGGTAAAACTTCTCGGAGTATCAACATGATGAAGGTATTGTTAGAAAATTTTCGCCGTAGAAATTTGTGCCTAGAATATTTTTAGTGATTTATTTGTTAAATCATGGACAAAGAGCAAGTAGATAAGTGGCGTAAAGTTAAAGAAGCATTGGAAAAAGCTGGTAAGACCGATAGTTTTTTCTATAAACGCGCCGAAACCGTGGTTACAACCGGGCGTGACCCCGGTGACGCACTGTTTACTTCAGGTTTTGGCGGTTGAGATTATCGTTTAAACTGTCTTTATCGAACTCTCAGCGAAAATAGTGGCTGAAAATCGTGCTGAGTGGCAGAATTTTGTAAATTCCGCAGATATTCAGCCTCTCGGTCGTGCTTACGGTTATCAACAAGAGATTCCTTTTGAAGGACGCGGTCGAATTGACCGATTTTTTGAAGATCCTCGCAACCTTCGCGGACTTATTGGAGAAATAACTCAGGATCCATCCGGTAATCCACGCGCAGCTGCTGTCCGAACTAAAAGGGCATTACAAGCGAACCCGCAATTTTTGCGTGATGTCGATCTTTTGATGAGTCGTTCTCCTCGTTCAGCTATGGCTGGACTCGAGGATGCATACGCTCTTCGACAGTTATTTGGTGAGGTGCCTAATCAGTACGGTTCTGAAACCCCAGACGCATCCACTGAACGCCGTGGGGTAACACTACCTTCTACAGGTCAGCGCGTTCGTGTTACTGAAAGAGGTGGCTTAGATCCTACAAATATACCGACTAATGAACTAAGTCCTTTCGAGCGCACCCGTCAAACATCTTCCTCTCTGCGTCCATCTGTTCTAGCGGAAGATCTAGCTGTCTTAGGTCAGCCTGAAGTTCTTGCCGAATCTAACGTTTCTCCTGATTCTCCTTCCGAAGCGGCTCGTCGTCTTCTGTACGAAACAATTAGTCGCGACGCTCCGAATACAAATACAGCAATTAGTCTCGACGCTCAGCGAAATTCTGACGACGAAGCGCTGAGACGACTCGTTACTCGAAATAACTTAGGTCAAATCGAGATCGGCGGAGATTTTCCCGGACAGTTTGCTTATGACTTGAATGAACTGCTGAGCACACGTGGCTCTGATCCAGACTACATTCTTGAATACTTACAAAACTCAGGAGAGCTTCCTGATGAAGCTTCCTACCCTGAACCAGAAGAATTTGATTATGACTCCGAAGATCCGGAATCTCGAAGGATTTATGGGACGCCGGAAACAACCGCTCGCAACCTTAATGCCGATTCAGTTGATTTAGAGGCCCTACGCTCGTGGCCCACCGCGTCTGGGGGTCGTTTAAATAAGAGCGCTCTCCTAGAAAACTATGGAAGTTATATTCCTTCTGATTATAAAAAGTTACCTGCAGAAGAGTTAAACCGCGTTATAAACGACCTTAACGCTAAGGGGAACCCTGATGTTCAAGAATATGTATATAAGACTCTTGCAGCCGGTTATGTAGATAAAGCTGAACCCGTTTCCAATTTGAAACGTATGCTTCAGTTCTCAAAGAATATTGCCAATACGGAAGAACGTAATCGTGTAACAAATTATCTAGAGAACTATTTACAGAACATTGAAGATAAATTTGTACCTGTTTCTCCCCGAGCAGCCGGTGTTGGCGGCGGGAAGTATTTGAGTACTGCTGAAATTAGTTCTTTGTATCCATCAGCATCCGAAAAAATGGATGTGTTAGGTGATACACCTTACGTTCCTGATGACTTTGAACCTGTTATTCAGGAGACCTTTTATTCTGGCTCTAGACCCTACAAAGTAACTATTGAGCGTGACGCGGTAAGTCTTCCTCGCACAGACATTAACGAGAACTTCGTTCGCTTAATAGATGAGAAACCGTTCTTTGGTGTATATGACATAGGCTTTAAGGTTAATGGGGAGCACAGTGCGTCTCAGACTCTACCCGAGGATATAAAAGGGGATATACAAAAGTTTGTTAGAGATAACTCTCTGCGAGGGATACCCGCAGGTGCCCTTGTCAAAAATACGCCTCTGAGTAATGAGATCTTTAGGAAGGGATCTTCGATGGTTAACAAACGTGCTCTTGCTTACCAACAGTCTGGTTTTGGCGCACGTACACAAGAAGGACAGTATGCGTATATTGACCCTGAGAGCGGCGGATTAGTTCCAGTTCAGCCCTTCCGTGGACGCCGGGATCTACGCGGCGTGGAGGGAGAACGAGCTTATTACGGTTTAGACCCTGTCTCTGCAGCTGCCCGAGGAGTTCCGGAATTACTGAGTGCGATCAAAAAAACTCCGTCTTCTCTGCTTCCGGGTGCTGCCGATTTGATTCCTAGTCCTGAAGCTATTCGCACTGGTTACTCTCAAGGACCCGCAGCTATGGGTAAGCAGATGGCGCAAGAGTTTGTCCAGAGTTTACCTACTGCTGCAGCCGCAGCGGGTGTTTTATCTACACCTTTAGCTGCTCCTTTAGCTCCTGGAATCGGCGCAGGTTTAGTCGGAACTGCGGGCGCTCGCGCACTTAATGAAGTTGTCCGCCAAGAAACGGGTGAAGGTGTTGTTCCTAAAGTTCGTCAGTTCTTAGGGACAGCTCCCCGTACAGGTGTTTCCGCAAAACCCCGCGTGGGCGAACAACCCCTTACTGCAACAGTAAAACCTTTGACTTCTGCTCAGCGTTCGGAAATGCAACGACAGCAGAATCGAAACGAGTTACAGCGTCGTGTTGATTTAGTGCAGGAGCGCTTTGACCCACGTCGCGGTGAGTTTGGTTTATCTGAGCTTCTGTTCGGACGCTAGAATTAGTATCTAAGGGTTGCACTTTTATGTATACCACCGAGGAGCTTCTGGCGAATCTTCCCGACTTTGAGCGGGTGAGGATCCAAGGTGGTCGTACTCCTTACGCTCAGCCTGCTCTTCCTGGCGAAGAACGACTGATGCCCAACATGCAGGAGAAACTGCAACCTGCTCTTCCCCCTGTTCGGAAAGCTCAGATGGACTCTGAAGCTTTCCTTGCTGATTACCTTGCCGGTATGTTGGCCGGCGGTTCTCGCTCTGCCTGATTATTTTTTAATACACCAGAGCTGCCAGCCGGTGTAGAAGGCGTTCTCTAAACCGCCGAAAGCGTTGAGAGCTCCATCTACACCACGCTTGACCTGTTCGTGGCCATAATCGTCAAAGATCAAAGCACCGCCTGATTTCAGTAAGGGGTAGTAAAGCGCTGCATCTCGGCAAACAGCATTGGCTGTGTGCTCACCATCGATGTACAGGATGTCAATTTGACCTTGGATTTCCCTCGAAAGCGCAGGGAACACGTCCCAGGAGCAGCCTTTAATAACTGAAACCTTACCGGCGTTCTTACTTTTACCGATATTGCCACGTGCGATGACCTCGATATCGTCCAGTGTCGGAAAATCTTCCTTGTTCTGCTGATATTCCTCGTTTCCTGTAAAGGGATCGACCGAGTACAACCGACTTTCGGGGTGATCTAGGAAGTAATCGGACCACCAGCAGGAGGATGCACCCTCATAAATACCTAATTCAATGATCGTACGTTTCTCTGCCGGGTCAAACACCAGCTTTTTTGCCCGTTCTTCCTGCCGAATGACGTTGTAACCGCCGATTAACTGCTCATACCAGGCGTGGGTAATCGTATATTTCTTATCTAGTGCGAAATCCATGAGATTTGGGTCTGACGGCAACATAGTAACAGTGTCGTCGAGCTGTTTCACCCTATTTTTCTGCTACATTGATCCTGTTCCCGCTCTGTTTTGGCATCGGGCATCGGTTCTGGAGGCGTCCGATAACGTCTCCCCGCACCCAGTCCGAGCCAACGGATAGGACGGCCCCTCGCTCAGTTCCGGACGCGGTACTTTGAGGCGAGACAAGGCGATGTGGGTTCGAATCCCATCTGGGTGATTATGGGTAAGCGACGCGGATTCTGGAGGATCTGGGCTAAGGCTCTAGGAGAGAAGGCTTCTGCCCACAACCATGAGGCGGACAGGGTTGCTTTGATCCGTACCCTCATTTTCGTTTCCTATCTAGTTACAAACCTGTTCATTTGTGCGGGTGTGATCCGGCATTGGAACGGCTAGGGGTTGACAGCTGAACCAATAAGCCGTATCATTCAGGGGTATCACAGCACATCACATGAACACCGACCGTCGCACCTCTGATATTCACGTCAACAGCGTCCACGTCCCTGTAGCGATTGCCCTTTGGCGCATTCCGAACCTGATCGGATCCTCCGTTCTTGCCGCTGTTGTCGGCGTGGCTGCAGGTACAGCTCTCTACACCGCTTGGCTTTTTGTTCGTAATACTGGCGCGTTCAACGACCTGGAGCGGCAACGCATGGATTACGCGGAGGTCTGTCGGGCTAATACCCAGTTGCAGTTCCCGAACGTCGATCCCAGTAGGATTTATGACGCCTGCCGGGCAAAGAGTTTCCTCTACAAAGCTGAACTTCGCCAGCGTCAAGGTCTGGTCTCAAACTGAATTTGTGAGATTCGGGTTTCTCGGGTTGCGCTCAGTGACCTGATGCGCTTTACTTCTGACGTATCCACTTCTTTTTATCTTGTGAGACCGACGATTCTTTCTGCAGTGTGTCCTGCCTGCGGGAAATCAATCGTTCTGAAGGGCGCCCGTCTCCGCACGTGGCTTTACGCTAAAGATCAAAACCCCAAACGCAAAGGTCCTTACTGCTGTTACAAGTGCTCTTCGATCAGCAACCTCAGGTCCTCGGCTGCTAAAACCAACGAACAACTTGTTTCTTTATGACGGACTTAGACACAACAAACTTTGAAGTTGAGATTCCAGATGAGCTGTACGCCGATCTCGTAGAGGAAGCAGCGGAAGCCGGAATCTCCGTGGAGGAACACGTTAAACAACTGATTTTGGATTATTGCAAAGAACTGCCCCCTGAACAGGTCGGAGGCGCTTAGTCTTCACCCGTTCCCGCGCGTCTAGCCATCTGGTGAGGGCAGCGAACTCATAATTCGCCTCAGGTCAGTTCGATCCTGACGACGCGCACCTAATGCCTCGGTGCTGAAACTGGTAAACAGAACGCACTTAAAATGCGTCGGTCTCGTGACCTTGCGGGTTCAAGTCCCGCCCGAGGTACTTTTAGAAAACTAGGATAAAGGAATGTTTGGTGTTGAACATTTCTGATGAGCACCCTTTCCTTTTTTCTTTGGGCATGTCTACTTTGGATAGGGGGAGGTTCTCTCCTTCTATTCCTAGCTAGTCGGATTCTTCCTTAGCTCATGGCTTCATCTCTGCTTGACCGTTGTGTTCAAGTATTTACGTGTAATTTAGAAGATAACACACGAGAACGTATGGCCATGGTCTTACGTTATTTAGCCGACGAACTCACGTGGGAATCCTCCCTTGAGGATGAGGGTCACTATGATTCGACTGCTGCCTTCATCCGCCAAGCGCTGCTGGGGGAAGCGAATAACAAATGAACTTTTAAATGAATCCAATTGATGTCGCGCGTGCCCATCTCTCAATTCGCTGCCCCTCCTGCAACGAGATCGCTGTAAAAGTCATTGAGTCTCGGGAAACCCGTGGGGACAGCATCCGTAGACGCAGAAGAGAATGTGGAGAGTGCGGTTACAGAGACACCACCTACGAAGTCACTGAATCCTTTTTTAAATTAGCTAAAGAAAATAAGAACATACTGGGAAAGATTCGCAAGTTTGTCTCGGGGTCAGACAAACCAGAGCCGAAAGAAATTGTTAATACGTTGGGCGTTACGTGCGAGCGGTGCTCGTATATGTCATCATATGGCTGCGCTTTCGACTTCCCTGAAGCGGGAGGTTCGTTTGCCGAAGAATGTTCTATGTATTTACTTTCTTCCGATGCTTCAACGCTTTAAGTTTCAGTATTTCTGCGAAGGTCGTTCTGACGGAAGCTCACACAGTATTACGGTCAAGACAGAAGACTCTGAATTGATCGGCGCTGTGGACACGTTCCGCAAGTTTTTGATTGCTGCTGGCTTTGATCCCGCCTCTGTTAAGAGTGCTTTCGAAGTCACCCTTGTAGCCTCTGAGTAACTAGAACATATGTAGGCTAATTTTTACCCTTATGGCAGACATCAGCAAATGCGCTGTCGGTGAGCAGTGCGAATGCCGTGAAAAGTGCTACCGGTACGTTAGTACAGAGAGTCATTATCAAAGTTATATAGCTCCTCCCGAACCCGGTCTATCCTGCGAATATTATTGGCCTCTCGAAGATGAAACCCAGATTTCCAATCGGAACCCGTGTTGGTAAGAAAAAACCCTCGGCTAGTTTAAAGCTGCCGAATAAACGGGGAGTGATTGTCGACTACGTGCAGAAGGCGAACCGCAGTGGAGCTGTTCGAACCCTGTATGTAGTTGAGCCGGATCATTCCCCGCACCGGGAGGAGTGGGACCCCTCCGTTGTTTATCTTCTTGAAGGCAACGAAGGCGTCAACAATATTGCTTTCGTCTAGCTTCCTGCTTGTTCAGCTGCAGCCAAGTCGCGGGCACGCTTTTCGAGCTTATACATTTCCCGGTATGCAAGTGCCGGGTTTTTTTGTGCCCAGTCCATCAGGGCTTGATCGCTCATTCCACGTGCGCCGCCGATGTCTTTGAGCCTGCGCTGCAGTTCACCGGATTCTTCCATGTACTTTCCTAGGTGTTCTTGCGCTCTGTAAAACTCGGAAAGAGGCACCGTTGTGGGAGCGACCCCGGTTGTCACTGCTGCTTCATATGCAGTAAGCGGAATCTGACGCGCAGGCGCCTGCAATTGTGCTGTTTGCTGCGGGCGAATTCCAACTGTTTGGCGAGTTGAGGCATCGACCCGATTTCCGGCAACGGGTTGAGGAGTCGGTCCACCCAATGCAGCTTGTGTGCGCTCTTCTTTAGCTGCTTCAGCTCTGGTTTGTTCGTATCTTTTGCGCTCCAGGTCGATCATGGTTTGTTCTGTCGCTCCTGCAGGCAGCGGTTCGAGCAAACCGTAGTAAGCGGCGGCTACGTAGGGGTTAAAACGACCGATTTGTACCAGAGCTTCTGCGGCTAAACCGGTGTTCAGGAGTTCTTGACCTTCTTTTGGCAAGAATTTTTCGGCTGCACCGACTAAAACCGTGTCTCGGAGGAGGTTTAATGCGTTCGCGCCGAGCCCACCGCGTATCGTGGTTGTACCAGCCCTGGTTAAAGGGTTCAGACCTTCACGAGCAATATTCGGTAGGCTTCTGTATTGCTGTATAAGCGGTTTAATAGCAGGGTTTGTCGTCGCTATGCGGACGATGTTCTGCCCAGTACGTGCAATGGGGGCAGTTAACTGCTGCAGTAAACCGGGTATGTCCATTGTTTTTCTTTTAGTTTAACGGTTTTTACAGGGTCTACTTCCTTTCTCTTGACAGGCAGACCAGCTCCGTCTACTCTTGTGCGTGCCTTTGTTCTACAGCACTCGTGAAATCGTTTGCGGTTGCCGTTTTTGGCGCCTTGACCCTGCTGGCTGGGTCTCCTGTTCTCGCTCAGTCCCACGCAAGCATCTGCACTCGGGACTACAATTCGTCTCTCAATCTGCGGAACGGACCTAGTCGTAACAATTCTGTGATTGCTTCGGTGCCTTCAGGGGACTACGTGCGTCTCATGAACTGGGTTTGGGGCGGCGACGGTCAGCGTTGGTGGCGTGTCGAGTACAACGGCCTGGTCGGCTGGATGCGTGGTGACTACCTTTGCCGCTGATCCATGAGCTTTCGACGTAATGCGTTTTATGTCGTCGGCGGTTTGGCTGCGTTTGTTGCTGCCAGCGCGTTGATGGCTGTGTCGACCAGCGTGGTTAACGCGCTCATTCCGCAGAACAAACCGGATCCTCCGGGAGAACTGCAAGAAACTCTCGAAGATAAAGGTAAGCGTTTGGCGGCCGAAGAGACTGAGCGCAACAAAACCGAGAGGAAGGATTCGGGTAAGGAGGATGCCCCCACGCAGACTGCCGCCGAATCTCCCGAATCACCAACAGTCACTGAATCTTCTGGTGAGTCTGGAGTAGTATCTGCTCCTGCACCTCCGCCCCCACCACCTGCACCAGCACCTGCTCGCGGTCCCGGCAACATGGGATACGAACCGCAGTACTACCCGACTCCCCCAGCGGGTGGTCCGGGCAACTTGAACTAATAACATGAAACTCAAAATGATTGCCCTTCTTTCTTCGAGCCTTGGAGTTGTTACTGCTATCGGCGTACATTTTGTTGGTGAGCGGCTTCTTGCTCACCACAGCGGTAATCACGGTATTCAAAATCAGGACATCGCGGAGATGATGTATGCGGATCCCACATCTCCGGTGATCCTCAAAGTCGATCCCCAAATGCGGGGTCCTGCATTCGATCGCGGTCCACTCAATCCTGATCGTCCGATTACCGGACCATATCGCGGACCCACCCAATCTTCTGCGTTTTTGCGGCTGATTAAGACGGGTGAACGGACCACGGCGAACGACCCCGTGTGGCAACTTCAGCTAGTAAAGGGTGATCAGGTTCTATCGACTCTCAATGCTGTTACCGGCCGCGCTGATCGTCAGCAACTCAATCGCCACACGAGTGGTAACAAGTCTCCTCTCCCTCAGGGCACTTATCGCGTTGATCGCCGGGAGATTGTTCGTGAGAGTTTTTCGGACCCCGAGTTAGGCAGTGGGTACTGGGTTCCTATTACGCCCATGTTTGCTACCGGCCGTTCAACCCTAGGGTTCCATCATGACCCGAGCTGGGGCAAGAAAAACGGAGAAAGTGGAACGAGCGGGTGCATTGGGCTGAGAACCGCTGAAGATACGATGACCCTCGTGGATTGGATTAAGCACTTCAACGTGCATAAATTGGTTGTAGTTTCCTGAATCACTTAGTTTTACACCTTATTAAATTTAACAATGACTCAAGAACACCCGATTACTCCGCCGCCTGAGATGGTGCAGCAGTGGCGAGAGGCACCCGAGTTTTCTGCGCTGTCTCCGTGTGTCATGGTGACTGTTACCACCACCAAACTGCAAGACATCGCCACCCAAGCCGCCCGCTGGGGCGCTGACCAGGAGCTGGAGGCGTGTTGTGAGTGGCTGAATTGTGAACTTGGTACTGGCTGGGGGCATGGCACCAAACTTCGCGCCGCCCGCCGCCCCAAGCCGCCGAGCTTGAAGGAGCAGGCGCTGGGTGCCCTCTATGCCATCGCCACAGGTGCTGATGACACCAGAGAGTTTCACCAAGACCTTGAAACCATTAAGCAAGCTCTTGAGTCCCTGCCTGAGTAGTCAACATCACTTTTATGTCTAAACTCTCACTCGCTGCACAAGCAGTAGCAAAAGCTGCTCTTTATGTCAGCTCTTGTGATCCAGAGGATTATCCCAACCAAGCTGAAGAGATTGCCGCCGCTGTCCTGCGTGCTGTTGCAGATCAAGTGGTACCAGAAGAACCACTTCACTTTCTTGATGAGCGTTGGCAGCTTGAGCGGGACACAAGACAGAAATGCCGCCAACAACTCCTCTCTATTGCTGATGAGCTTTAAGCCCAGTAGTCCGACCCACTAGCCGCATCATTAGAACATAAGTAAGCTGAAGTCATGAGCTGGGACAACCGCTTTTTAGATTTAGCCAAGCACATTGCGCAGTGGAGTAAAGATCCATCTACGCAAGTTGGAGCCGTGTGCGTGCGAGACCGGCGAGTTCTAGCCACTGGTTACAACGGGTTTCCCAAAGCCATTGCGGACCTGCCCGGTCGGCTCAACAATCGAAACGAGAAGCTGCTGCGCACAGTCCACGCTGAAGCGAACATTGTCGCTCAGGCAGCTAGAAACGGAATCTCTCTGCAGGATTCCACGGTCTATGTCTGGCCGTTTCTTCCCTGTAGTTCTTGCTGTACACTGCTGATCCAGGCGGGGATCAAACGCGTGGTTTCAATCAACGCGCCGATCCCTGACCGATGGGCATTGAGCTTTGAGACATCAAAGCAAATGTTTAAAGAATCTTCAGTTGAATTGGTTTTGATTGATGTCGAAGACGAAGATCGAGATTGATTATTCGTTTTTCAACGGAAAAACAGTTGTCGTTACAGGTGGTGCGGGGTTCATCGGGTCGGCTGTAGTCAGGAGGCTACAGCTACAGAGCTCCTGTACTGTCGCGGTTATCGACAAGTTTGGGCACGGCAGCAACGATAGTGCCTTGGTGCTGCACGAACGCAAGGGTGATGTCCGGGTCCACAAGCTGGATTTGTTGGATGAAGCTGGGGTTGGGTTGGTTTGCCAGTATTTAAAACCTACAGTTTTTATCCATTTGGCTGCAGAGAGCCACGTGGATCGGTCGATTGCAGGACCGAAGGCGTTTATCGAGAGCAACGTGGTTGGCACGTACTCGATCCTGGAGGCGGCGCTTCGGTCTTACCGATCCTTACCGGGTAAGGAACAGGAGGATTTCAGGTTCCACCATGTGTCTACGGATGAGGTCTTTGGGTCTCTAGATGAGATTGGCGCATTCTGCGAGACAACTGCGTATGCGCCGAACTCGCCGTATTCGGCAACCAAAGCGGCCAGCGACCACCTCGTTCGAGCGTGGCATAAAACGTACGGACTACCTGTAACAATCACAAACTGTTCCAACAACTTCGGGCCCTGGCAGGATGCTGAGAAGTTTGTGCCCACGGTGATCGAGGGTGTACTGAGCTACACGCCTATTCCTATTTATGGGAATGGGTCAAACGTGCGGGATTGGCTGTACGTCGAGGATCATGTTGATGCAATTTTGCTGGCGATAACTAAGGGTAAAAACGGGGAGTCGTACTGCATTGGCGGCGGCAACGAACTGACGAATATCGAGATGGCTTGGGCTGTTGGTGCGGCCATCCGGGGGATGGGTATTGAGGAGAGTGTGATGTTTACGTTTGTCGATGACCGGCCTGGGCACGATCAACGCTATGCGATTGATTGGTCTAAAGCTGAGACGGAGCTTGGATGGTATCCCCAGACGGACCTAGAGGCTGCGTTGAAAGTCACGGTGGATTGGTACGCCCGGCGTAGCGAACACAAGCTTCATCTTTAAACTACGGAGATATCGGGCCGCCACGCAAATGGACAATATTGAGTTCCCTGAGACTGAGACCATATCGTTGGATGACGGGTGTGTTCAGGTCAAGGTTGGGGACCAGAGCGGAGTGGTGAGCTCGTATCATCTGGTCGAGCCCAAAGCGAATCAACTACGAACCGCGTGGCTCCGAGAGCGGGGTGATCTTAACTAGGGGATAAGCGTGGAGTAAAAACGGCGTTCTCCGTGCTCCAGACGCAAGTCGGTTTTTAACTCCGAATAGTGTTAATATATTGCTAGATCTTAGTTGTGATTTTGTCCACAGTAGACCGCAACTTTGAGTTGGCCAAGGCCACTCCTTCAGATATTAACGAGCATCTGCAACTGTTGTTCGATCTGGCGAAACAATGCGACAGCGTGGTTGAACTTGGCGTTCGAACTGCTGTTAGTAGCACCGCTTTGATCGCGGCCCGACCCGCGTCTTTGGTTAGTTACGATATTGTGTTGCTGCCTGAAGCGCTCGCCATTTTCGATGCTGGCGTTGCCGAGGGTATCCACTGCGGTTTGATTCAGGCCAGCTCTTTCGATATCGAGCTGCCCGAGGTGGACTTCATCTTTATCGACACGGATCACACGTACGATTGCCTGTCGAAAGAACTGAGCCTGCACGGCAATAAAGCCCGTAAGTTCTTGGCTTTCCACGACACTGTCTCGTGCGAAGGACAACTGATGCCCGCGATTAACGAGTTCCGGGAAGCCAATCCTGAGTGGACGGTTCACTCGGATTGTCGGAATAACAACGGTCTTCTGGTTCTGTCTCGCTGAGGTTTGCTGTGGATTCGATTCCGGTTATTGGTACGGCGGTTGTTAATGCACCGCATTGGGTTTATCGCCTTTTCTATAGCATCGATTATCCCGTAGATACCTTTGTTGTTTTCAATAACAACGGGCGGGATCAGATTACGAGGGAACTCGATCTGCTGAAAGAGTTACCGCACAAGTACGTGAAGCGCGTTGTGGTTTGCCACATGCCTTCCAACATCGGGTGTTCCGGGGCTTGGAACCTAATTATCAAGTCCTACATGAACGCCCCGTATTGGATCATAACGAACCACGACGTAATGTATACGCCTGGGTTCCTGGAGCGCATGGTTACGCACGCGCAAGATGCGGAAACAGGCGTGGTCCATGGGCAGGACGGCGGCTGGGATGTGTTCCTTCTGAAGGACTGGGTGGTACAGCAGTACGGTTTGTTTGATGAGAATTTATATCCTGCGTACTGTGAGGATATGGATTACGGTATGCGGTTTAAGCATAAAGAGCTTAAACGCGAGATGTCGGTCGGCGTTCCTTATTACCACGGTGAGGTGTCCGGTAACTATACGGATGGTTCGCAGACCTGGCGCAGTGAACCTGAGTTAGCTCAGCGGATTCATATTGCCCACGAGATGAACAAGCATTACCTTCATGCGAAATGGAGTCCAGCGTGGCAGAACCATATTGAAGGTGATGTTTATCCTTACCCCTTTAATAACTCGTCGTTGCCTCTAGATTTCACTACATATGACTTGGACTTTGTCCGGCGTAAGAACCTGGGGTTCTGATGGACGACTTTCCCTGTACTGGGTGTAGCGCATGTTGTCGCGTCATTGGTAACGTTCTAAGCCTTAATCCGGATGATTGTCACCCCGTTTTAGGGGACGCTATCGAGCGGTTTCCTTTTAAGCCCGATCTAAATGGGGTTTGCGAGAAGCTGGTTGATAACAAATGCTCGGTCTATTCGAATCGCCCTCTTTTATGTAACGTGAAGTTACTGGGCGAACTTATGGATGTGGATCAATCCGAGTGGTACAGAACAAACATCAAAGCCTGTAATGCTCTTATCGATTCCCTGCAGTTGGACCCTAGTTACAAAATTGACGAGTTTTAATTAAACTTATACATCAGCATATTAATAGTGGGATGCCCTTTTATTCCTCTCATACTCGCTGCGGGAAACTAATTAATACTCTTAAATCAGTCATCGATTCGTACGGAATCTCCTCGTTTCGACTGAGTAAGATGAGCAGTCTATCTCCTACTACAACACGTAAGATATATTATGATGAGACTTACATACCGTCACCTGATGTTCTAGAACGCATCTGCTTGGTATTAGACGTTGAGCCTGGCGATATTTTGAAGATTTCGTCTAAGATGGACTCATCAGTAGTGGTGTGTTCTGGTGTTTAGTCCGCAAGATTATGAGTTCGCAGCTCGCGTAGTCGGACTTCCGGTTCCCCAAACTCCGGCTGAGCGAGCTGTGGCAGCACCCATGGTTGCTCAGATTCTTCGGAATTTTCATCGTGCCGCTCCCCCCATGCCTGGGCATGAGGATCCGGCCGGTATGAACATGGGCGCTACGCGCTCCTTAAATACGTATCCCGACGTTCGCCAACCCGAGGCACGCGTTCAGTTGGGTCGTCGTTTAGAGGCTGGCGTTGTTTCTCCCGACGATCAGGCTGAGCTGTATCGTCTGCTGGAGATCATCATGAGTGATCCCACGCTTGCTCAGATGTTCGCTGATTTCATTCAGAACATCGATGATGACGCACTTGCCGGCGGTGAGTACCTGAGCCAGCAGCGTCCTCTTGAGTACGACATGCCGAACTATGGCGGTCAGTATTCCGTGTTGAATGCTCCCACTTCTAGCACTATTCCCGCTTCTGTTCGTTATCAAGAGCTGGGTTGATGGATCGGCGTCAGCAACTGTTTGATCAAGACGTTCGTAAAACTGCTCCGGCTCTTGATCCTGTGTCCTTTTTGGACATGTACGTTCAATCTAATTTTCCTCAGACAGCTGCTTTACCTTCTGGGGAACAGCGTGAGCGTGGCGTAGTCCCGCAAATGGAAGTTAAAGATGTAAACTTACAGAAGAAGATACCTTCTGGTACTCAATTCGACCGCCCTCAAGTGAGTTGATATGGCTAATCCCTTTGCTGGTTTAGTGGGCGGTGCGGCTAAGGCCACGGGTGGCGCCGTAGCTGCAGATTTAATCATTAATCTTGCTCAGAAACTTGTTGGGGCGGGTTTTAGCCAAGATCAGGCAATACAGCTTTTAAGTAATCCTCAGACAATGAGGGCCCTTGCCGGTCAGCCTGCGGATAACGCTATGGGCGGACTCGCTTCGTGGGCTGGCGATATCTCCAAGATGGCTGCTGGTGGCGCAATCGAAAGCGCTACAGCACCTGCTGGTTCGATTGATGCTGGTATTAGCAGCAAGTACTTCATCTCCCCTTCGCTGGGTATGGAGTATGAGCTGAAATCTTCTCCTGAAGTATTCCGCCGCAGGATGCTGCAGTCCTTAGGGATTGATGTTCCTGATTTGGCCTCGCAGCGTACTTTGTTAGAGCAGGCTCAGCAGCGCAACATTGAAATGGCTGAGAGTCTCACCGAGCGTGAGATCGCCAAGATTCGTGCTCAGCGTGAGTATGACGTTATTAACCAAGCACTTCAGTCTGAGGCTCAGATTCGTTCTCAGCAGGTTAAATCGCTGGGCGAAGTCCAGAGTCAGCGTGTTCAGTCTGGTTACGATTACGCCAAGAACATTCTGCAATCGGCCATCAACAACGTTTACGAGCGAGCCAAGTTAGAAAACAGTCCTGTACTTCAAGAAATTGCTAAAGTACAGTGAGGAGCTCGTAAGTTATGTCTGACGGTTTTTTACAGTCTCCTGTTAATTTCGGGGATATCCTGTTATCTAATCCCGCCACAGCTCCTATCGGTCTTGCTGCAAAATTATTCGGCGGCGTTACCGGAGGCACGCAAGAGACGCCTCAGGCCAAAGCTTTACGTTTGGCTCAACAACGCAAGCGTGGACAAGAAGCTGTTTTAAACGACAAAAAAGTTTACTGGGATGACGCCACAAAACAATGGCGTGAATTGAAACCATATTATGAGCGCTACGGTACTCCCCCCGGCGTCTCTGCGGACGAATTAAGTGCTGCTATTCCTAGTAGTGCGGCTGGTTCTCCTATCGATTCAGGTTCTTCCGGAGAGTTAGAAACAGGTGAGGCTCCAGTTAAACCTGAATTGCCGGAAACAAAAGGACCCAAAGAGGGTACTGAACCTGTTGTTAAATCCGCTGAGGATAAGCTTGAAGAGATCTTAAAGCGTTTCCCTGAATTGGAGCGCTTCAAGACCGAGCAGTTGATGAAGACCAGCATCTTAAATGCTGCGATTGCTCAACAGGGTCGGGAACAGCTCACTCGCCGTCAGCTTGAAACCGAAAATATTCGGGCTTGGCGTGATTTAGAGCAAGCACGCCTGCAAACCCAAGCTCAGCAAATGGGCGCTCTAGCCAGCGTGGCTTTTCTGGCACAACAGCCGAATGTAGGCACAATGCAGGCTTTAAATGAAGCCTTTAAAGGTGCTTACTCTCCCCTTCCCAGTCTTAAAGGAGGTTAATTGATATGGCTATACCTTTAGCTGGGATTGGGGCAGTACTTGGCGGTGCCGGCACAGCTTTAGGCGGTATCGGTAGTGTTGTCGGAGCTTTTCGTGGCGGCGGAGCTCCCGCTGCAGATTACAGTGCGCTCTACGCGTCTGAACTAGCTCCCGGTCAGACTCGAATTTCCATTGCTGGGCAAGAATTAGCCCAGATGATGGCTCCGTACATCCGGGCTCTTAATTTTCAGACGAACGTCTTAGGTCAACAGGCATATGACCAGTTTTCTCAAGCTATTTCTAAGGAGCAAATGCAGTCCGGCCTACAAGCCGGTATTGCTTCTCAGTATGCGAGCAGCGTAATCGGGAATCAGGATCTTGCTGCCAAAGCTCGGACTTCTACTGAGTTGCTAGGACCTGAGACTGCAGCAAATCTAACCAAACTGTACGCTCAGGGTGTCAGCGATTTACAGAAGACTGGTTTAGTTGGTGAAACCACGCTGCTGAATCCGACTGCTCAGGCTCAAGCCACTGCAGGTCTGCAAGCTAACTTAGCCCGTAACCAACTGGCTTCGGATATCTCTAAAACCAATTTAGATATCTCGAAAATGCAGGAGGATACCCGCAATAAACTTGCTTTACAGCGTGGACAAGTCGAGGGTCAGCTTGCGTTGAAACGTTTCGGGGCTGGTTTAGCCTTAGCGGGACAGCGGTCCTTCGCATGATTAAATCGACAATTGGCTGCTCCGACACAGTCGCGGAGTGGCTTGCGTCTCTGGATAAATCCCAGAAAGACGCTTTTGTTCACTATGCGAAAAATTCGGCTAGTGATATTGAAGCTTATTTGTACGCTAGGTTTTTAACCCCAGGATATCAAGGTAGTATTAGCGATCTAACCGCTTGGGTGCAGGAGAAGTACCCTAAAGAAGATTTACGTAAAATCTTATTAATAGAGATTGACAGTTTGCAAACAGACATTAAGAATGTTCGAGATATGACGTTGACGGGGATGTTAGATCATGCCACAGCAGCTACTAAGATCTCCGCTCTTCAGAAAGAACTCCGTTCCCACATCCAATCTGTTCGGGCTATTACTGACGGTTTGGATCGACGCGGTTTATTACTTGCCGGCGCCGACCGTTGTTTGCGGGAACTTATGCAGACATTGGATGGACAGCCGACCATCCAGGCTTTATTGGACGACGCCTCAATCCTGGTGTGGTCGACTCTGGAGCGAGAAGAAAAGAGCTAACTGACTCTTTTAAATCGCCGCATGATGTTTTCCAAGGGGGTCCTGAAGATCCCCATAAAAGCATCATTTACACCCAACGACATAACCAGATCGGTTCCTTCGACGTAGGCACCGAAAGGAAGGATTACCGCTGGTTGTGTCGACAGAGGATTACCTGCGTAATCCGTCCACTGGATTAACTTGTCGTTTAAAGACCCCGTAAACAGCGGGTTTTCATCGACATAGAGGATCTCCTTGAAATCCTTACTCGCGATGTAGCTACCTAGGTGATAAATCAAATAGTTCTGACCTGAGTCACTGCGGGTCATGTGCTTCCAGTGATAAAACACCAGATGGCCGTAACCCAGATCAATAGGGGCAGTGGAGTTAAAGGTTGGACACCCTTTACTGACCTGTTTAAGAGGCTCCGAGTCAGTCTCAATTCGAGGCAGTGATTCGCTCTCAATAACAAGAGGAACCGTGGAGTAAAGACAACTCAGCTGGTCCTTGTACGGGAAGAAGCACCAGTTTTTCTCTGGCTTCTCCTTATTTCTGTTTTCTCCGATTGGTGGGATTGCGGCGCTAACAGCCTCGCCGTTTTCATCCACGTAGCAAACGATAACTTTGGGGTTATCGAATAGATTTTTACCGCCTCGGTTATACCGACTCGCGTATGTGGAAGCGACAAACTGCACATATAGTTCGTCGTCCGGACCCACGAACAGGCGTGGATCTTCATAACTCAGTCGATGCGGTTTAGACCTTAACTTCTTTGTTCCAAGAATCGTTTCGTCATCAGCCAGCTGGCCGATGTAAATATCGGTGTTCCCGTTATTTAAGTAAAAGTAGTTGCGATCGTATCTAAAGCCAAAGGGCTCCGGTTGCGATCTCCACGCGATGAAGATTTTATCCTTGTGTTGGATAATGCTGGGGCTGAAGTTAGCTACAGCGTTATCCGGCAACCCTTTGGTAATTCGAGTGAAGGTTCCGCCGAGATTTTCGGCTTGACGGTAAACACTGGGAACTCCTTCTTCCTCCTGTTTAATAGGAAACAGGCAATCACTGTAAGCGTGATAAAAACGGTGAGTTGTTTGCATGATCAAGCCAGAAGGTCTTCGACAGCTTTGGAGAAACCTAGAGCGATGTGTTCCCAGCGGTACTCTTTTCGTTGTGTCACCGCGTAGCACGAGTCGGCGACTTCTTTATAAGTGTTTTGGTCGTAATACAACTCGTTTAGCAGAGACACCATGTGGTCGATATTGACCAACCCTCTTTCCACGCCGAGGTCTTTATCGGTCACCCACGAGGAAATGTCGGAAAGCATCCCAGCTTCCTCCCAAATGTCCGCGCAGACGGTGTGGTTGGGGACAATCTGCGGTTTTCGGCAGCTCGCATGTTCGAAACTAACCAATCCCCAACCTTCACCGTCTGCTGTGTTAATACCTACGTCACAGGCGTTATAGATACGGTTAAGTACTTCGTCAGACGGAGCAGCAATATAGTTAATATTATGCGATGTCATGACCAAGCGCTTGTGGTCATCGAGACCCTGCGCTGACATCTCCTTCTTAAACAGCGGAATAACATCCCAACCCAGATCTTTTGCACTCATGTGCAAATACAACATGGTGTCGGGTTTATCAACCGCGAATTTGGCAAAAGCTTTAATCGTTAGATCAATGCGCTTGCGGGGTTGGTTTCTGTTGGCGTTTAATACGATGAATTTATCTTTAGGGAGTCCTAATTGATCTCGGGCTTCATCCCTGGGCATGGGTTTGAACCGGCCTGTATCCACGCCATGTGGCAGAACACCTAGTCGCTTGGCTGGAACTTTCTGCTGGATGATGCGTTGAGCGCTATTAATGGTAAATGTGATGGCCATATCCCAGTGAGGGATATTGCGTAACATATCCGGCAAATAAGACTGACTATCTACCGGGAAGTAAACGATAAATTTAAACTTGTATTTTTCTTGAAGGAACTGAGCTTGTTCCCAAACCTGATTGGCGACCCAAATATCGTTTAGGCATATATAAATGTCTGGTCTTACCTTGTCGATAATCTCAGGGATACGCGGCAGCCCGAATCGATCCGGGCAGTTGACGTTTGCCGCTGGGTAAATCTTGTACGGATAATCGTGTGGGTCGCCGCTGTAATTGATGCCTAATACGTGTACTTCATGGTCTTTACTCAGATGCTCTAGTACACTATGTGTTACTCGACCAAATCCTGTATTACTACAAGCATCACCGTGCCAAAGAATCCTGGCCATTCAGATGTAGAATTTCAATACGGCTAATATAGCAACATTGTCAGCTTACTGATATGCCCAGTCGGGAAACCTTTGCCTATCGGCGCGGTGCTCAAATGCGGGCACTTCGGGCACAAGAGGATACATCAACAAACGTAGGAAGTATTTACTCTAAGGCGCGTGATGATTTTCATACGTTCTGTACTATTCTAGATAAACCCCCAGCAAAGCACATGCTGGAGTGGCACCAACATTTGATCACTGGAGAGTCGAATAAGTACCTGCTGGATATCGCTGGGCCAAATCTGGATATTCTTGCCCCACGGGGTTCGGCTAAATCCACGGTATTAAACCTATTTACCGCGTGGATTATAGGTAGGCACACAACTGCAAAGCTTCCTCTGCAGATCATCTATGTGTCTTATAACATCGCCACCGCAATCCCAAAGAGTCGGATTATTCGTCAAATTATTGATTCTTCGGAGTACCGCAAGGTTTTCCCGCGTGTTCAGTTAAAAGCGGGTATGCAGTCAGATATTGGTTGGTCTATCGACTTTGATTTTGCAGGCATCCCCCGCGTGGGCGATGAAGAATTTACGTTGAGGGCGGCGGGTCTCCGAGGCTCGATTACTTCGAAACGTGCTCACCTCGTTATCGTTGATGACCCTATTAAATCCAGCGCAGATATTAAAAACCCGGCAATCCGGGACGAGATGAATAACAACTGGTCTTCAGTTATTGCGCCGATTATTTTCGAAGGTGGTCGTTCTATTTGTCTGGGTACTCGATTCCACCCGTTAGATATTCATAAGACTATGTTTGTGCCCTCTAAAGGGTGGAAGCAGGTTACACAAGAAGCTATTACGTATAACAACATGGGGGACCCGGTCAGTTATTGGCCTGAGCAATGGTCCACCGAATACCTATTGGGACAAAAAGAGTTAGATCCTGTTGCTTTTGCCTTCCAGTACCAACAACAACCTGTGATGACCTCTGATCTGGTTGTTTCACCGGATCTGTTAGTTAAAAGTGAAGTTGTTACAGAGTTCGATTCACTTGCTGTGGGCATCGACTTGTCCGCCAGTAAAAACGAAACGAGTGACTACACAGCATTTGTTCTTGGCGGCCGTCTAGGGGATAAGTACTACATCATCGATGCGCATCAGTGCCGGAGTATCGGCAACTTAGAGAAAATAGATTTGCTTTGTGACATGCTCTTGGAGTGGGGTATCCTCACCAAGCAAGATGATGTATTCTACCCAACATACTCTACGGTTACTCTCGTCGTTGAGTCTGTAGCGTACCAAGCTTCGTTAGCCGCTGACTTGCGGCGGGTTCTCATTAATGAAAGAGAACTGAGCAACTTACATATTCATGAAATTAAAGGATTTAGAGGGGATAAGATCGCACGATTCCGGGGAACTCTAGGTCTGTTGGAAAACAAAAAAGTGACTTTTAACAAATATCGTAAGTTCGACGCACTCTTCGACCAGCTGATTAACGTTGGTGCGACTGCGCACGACGACCTCTTGGACGCTTACGTTTGGTTGATCACGTTTTTACAGAAGCGTGGGAACTTCTCGATTGAGTACTGATAATGAATCAAAAAATCTGGGTTGCTATTACAGCCCACAACCCCCTCGGCAGACTTAATTCCCTTGTAAACGTAATTAGTCCTTACGAGAAGTATCCATTTGAAGTACATATTCGTATCTATATAAATTATGAAGCTCAAGATGATGTTGAACTACTAGAAAAACTTTTATCTGCCTTCGCAAAGTTAAAAATAGAGGTTGTCGTAGCTTCTCCTGGTTATGAAGGCTGGTATTTAACTTGGGCGCATAAAACTGATCTAGCTTTAGCTGTTTTAAATAAACAAGCAGACTTTTATATTTACCAAGAAAATGACATGGTTATACCGCTTAATAGTTTCAACTATTGGCTGCGGTGGAAACCAAGATTAAACCGAATGGGTTTCGAGCCCGGTTTTATTCGGTACGAAACGTATAACGGCCTTAAGGTCCCGTTTGATAATCACTATGTATATAGTCTAACAAAGGAGACACCCAGCATTTGGGGGGATAAAGGATTCAACGTAACGAAATTTTTGGTAATCGATCACGTTGTGCAGTTTTTTGTTCAGGTCGCTAGCCCGTATTACGGAGCGATGATCCTGGACCAGTCAGACGCAGATCGATACATTCGTTCAGACAGTTACGATCCGGAGAAAAGCTACCAAAAAGTCGGTATCCGTAACTGGCCTATCGCCGACCGCAGTTCGATGGGCTTAGCTTTTGAGGATATACCGGAAGGTCACGAGCACCGACGCTGCATTCCTTTAATTCGGGAACACGGCGTCTACAAACCTCATGAAGACTGCCTTTTAAAACACGATGATCTTAAGTACGCGCCCGAACTTCATGAGAAGTTGGGATACGTAATAGACTGTAATAAGATGTTCAGGCTCGGTTAATGGTCCCGCGTGGGGCAGAATTTGTAGCTGTCTGCTATATCCTTCGCGGTACACATACTTGCACAACAGTCAGGCGAGAGGATGCCTATAGACTGAGAGCCCACATCGAAGCTTCGAATGGAACCATCTACTGGTTCAATCCCGGTTGATCCTGCGGTTAAGCCTAATTATTACAAGAAGGATGGTTTAGAGTGCTACGATGCACAGAAAGCTTCTGTAGGTTTAGTTAAATTTCAAGGTTATTTGGAGTGCTGTATTTATAAGTATTTATGGCGCTGGGAAGATAAAAACGGAAAACAGGATCTGGAAAAAGCTGCTGAATATCTGGCTAAACTTATAGAAACACTCGATTGATATGGACGTTAGGGCTTTCGGTTCTGTTTACGGGCAAACAGCCTCACTTCCCTACGCGAGTGGTTTTGGTTGGGCACCCGCTGGTGGCCGCAAAAACTTTGCCGCCTGCCGCGCAATTTTTATTGAAGCTAAAGCTTCTGGCAGTAAAGATTATTTGTCTGTAGAGCTGTCAGACGCTCCAGGTCAGGTGTCCACAGCGATTAACTTAGAGGGTAATACTCTTATTCCTATTTCCTGTACCGCACTTGTTAGTGGTTCCGTCCAGGGTGTCTTCGTTCTCTACTAATGGCTGAGATCGCTAAGAAAAAAGACCCTGAAAAATGGGCAAGAGCGAAAGCTAAAGCACGAGCAAAACTCGGCGGACACAGTGCCCGTGCAATGCAATTAGCTACAAAGTACTATAAGGAAGCGGGCGGTCGTTACGAGGGTAAAAAATCCTCAGAGAATCGGCTAAGTCGCTGGTCCAAAGAGGATTGGCAGACTCGCGAAGAGTACGAAAAATCCAAAGATTGACATGGATCTAACCACGCTGATCTCCGCACTATCCGGTGGCGACAGTTATCGCGAAAAAAGCGGTCTGCCCGAGTTCGAGGACATTACCTCGTATATGTCTGCAAAAGTTGATCCTGATGTGATGCAGATGAAGGATCTACTTATTGCTAAAGCTCTGTCGGATAAACACCTGAAGGCTGGAGTTATTGACTGATGGCGGATTTAGCTCGCGAAAAAGGACGTACCGAACGGTATCTTCCCAGATCCGCGTGGGCAAGTCTGTCTGCTGAGGAACGCCGTGCAACTGATGAGAAAAAGAAGCGAGCTACTGCCGGTGATAAACCTGTGAATACTCAGGTTCCAAACACTCAGGCAGCTCGCGAAGCACGCCGCCGCGCTTCTGAGTACATTAAAAGTAAGAAATCGTAAATTAATGGATCCTTTTTCCCGCGCTGGTTCTTTCTTTTCGAAAGCATTTGATGAGCAGGCTAATGCCGCAAATCAACAGGTGAAAGCCCAGCGTACAGGTATGCAGGATGCTCGATATGACGCAGATCAGGACGGATACAGTTTTTCTGGACCAGTCCCACCGCAAGATGGGCCTTACGGGGATAATGAGAGCCCTGTTTCCGGCTCGCCTGACTTTCTGGAGTCGATGAAGTCGGATATGTTGGCTCAAGCTCGGGCAAAACGACGGGCGGAGACCCCTACTATCGCTGCTCGCGCGGGGAACGGCATCAATACAGCAGTTCGGTACTAACATAGTGGCAGTTGACTGCCTGCCGTGCTGTTTGATTGTTTCCTTTATTTTGATGAGAAAGAGCTTTTAGAGCTCCGTATCAATATCCTTAAAGATATTGTAGATGGTTTTATAATTACAGATGCAAATAGGACGTTCAAAGGCGATCCTAAGCCTTTTACGTGCGTAGATACTATCCGTGAACTGGGTCTTCCTGAGGACAAAATCCAAGTTTTACACGTCGAATTGCCTTCGAAAGAGGAAATTCCAAACCCGTGGGCACGAGAGTACGCTCAACGGGACGCTCTAGCGGTCGGAATGAGGATGACACCGCCCGATTCGGTGTTTTTCTTCAGTGATGTTGACGAAATCCCCAAACCTGATGCCTTATTAGAGGCTGCGCGTCTTGCTCAGTTGTCACCGGAGCGTTGTTTCCGTCTTTCGATGCCTATGTTTTACGGTCGGGCAGATTTACGCGTCGTTGATCCAGAGCAAAACGATAAAAAACCGCCTACAAACTGGGTTTGCGGCACAATCGTGCTGCACGATCACTTAGATCAAACACTTTCGCAGATCCGCCGTAATCCAAACGATGTTGTTTACGGTAATTGCGACGCTGGTTGGCATTTCAGCTGGATGGGTGACGCTGCACGTATGAAGCGTAAGGTCACTTCCTTCTCTCACTGTTATGACGACATCCCTAATGCTGTTGCCCCGGCTTATAGCCAGGAAATGTTGGATCATTTAGACGCGTATAAGCCCACGGCGGGTGGTAACGATCCGTTAGGGCGTACTGATCACATTCTTATTGATTATCCCCATGAGCTTTTGCCTTCTGAGCTGTTTAAAATAGAGCGAGTGAAGAATTATCTGCTGCCCGATGTCTAAAGGTATGCCTGAGGGCCTTCGTAAGCACTTCGAAGAGAAAGAAGGTAAGGAGGGTAAGAAAGAAGAGCATAAGGAAGCTCTACGTAAGGCCCGCAGAGCTAAGATGAAGCGTCGCGCAGAGAAGGAAGCCCCTAAAAGCTGATTTAAACTACCAGAAAGGGAACAACCCTAATGCCGGCTGATAATCTCAGCGTTCGTCAACGTTTTAACGAGATCCTGGAGGCTTCACGCACCCAGGATCGTTCTAAGCAGTCGGCCACCATGGTCGTTTTGAGTCATCTGCAGCAAATGACGCTGTTGATGATGAAAAAGGGCCTGTTTTTTTACTGCGAACAAGACACCTATAAAGCCCGGACCAAATTTTTAACGGATTTACTCGATTTAAATAAGATCGACATCCGTTTTCCGTCGATTATCCGGAATTTTTTGATCGACGGCTGTGGATTGTTCTATTTCCGCCCTGATCCAAAACTAAAGTATCAAATCTACTTCTTCTCTAAAAATCAATATCGTGTTTATCACGATATAAATGGGAATATTGAGGAAGTCGTAATTATTTACAGTTATAAGGTACGTAATTCGTCCTTAGGTCTGCCTGCCGATACTTATGGGCAAAATAAGCGGTACGTCAGACTCTCGATAACTGCTGAAACCATTTCAGAGTTTGAAGCGAATACAGAGCTTAGTTTTGAGTTAGACCCTGGCACGGTTTTAACACCTAAAAGCCGTAAACCCAATACGCTCGGATTTATTCCCGCTGTTGAGGTTTTAAACAAACCTAATTCCAGCGGTACTGAGGGAGAAGGCGAATTTGAGGCGTTCATGGAGCAGATTGTGCTTCATGATCAGATGATGACGAATATTGCCAAGAATATTGAGTTTTTTGGCAATCCCACGCTGATTAGTTCGCGTCCCCGTAGCGATCTGGTGGAAGCATCGGACGCTGACCGGAACTTCCGACCCACCATCAGTAGTCAGAGCGGATTTGCCGGATTAGATACACCGTCAACTCGTGTATCCGATCCATTTGGAGCGAGCTCTGCTCTGGGCGGACTTCGAGTTCCTCGCGTTATCGCCAACGTCGAGCCTACAGATCGTGTGGGCTACATGACGCCCGACCCCGTTAACGGGGATATGAATCGATACGCACTTCTCTTAAGAGAGGAAATACGTACAGCTTTAGGTGGCGTTGACGAGATTTCTGTCTCAGCTGGTGCTACCGCAACTGAAATTAAAGGCTTAATGGGTCGTGCTCAAGCAACGGCCCTGCGGAAAAACAAAAGTTTCTTAACTTACGGTTTCTGCCGCCTCTTGGAGATGATTATTTATCACCAGGAGATTATTTTCCGCGAAAGTTTCATCCAAGTTATGGGGCTTACACCCCCTAAAGAACCTAAAGAGCAAACTGAAGAATCTGTTGCTAAGTACCAAAAGAGACTCACTAAGTACGAGTCTGATGTTGACTTAGCTATTCAAACCGCTGTAACTGAAAACAAAGTCCCACGTGGCGTTTACGGCCTTCCGCCTGACGGAGATCGTAACGTTACATATCGCTTTCAAGGCGATGTTTACGAAGATACTGCGTACGACATCAACCAAAAATCTATCGTCGTTCGAAATCTTCAAGAGTTGGGTGTTGATTCCGTAGAGGCTCTGAAGTATCTGTTCCCGGATAAAACCGATTCAGAACGTGCCGAAATGCTGAAGGGCTTTCCCTTCAGAATGATTCAACAAACCCAGGGCGCTTTCCAGCAATTTCTACTATTATTGAATCAGATGTTGCAAGCGCCACATCCACTTGCGCCGAATCAACCGCTTGCGGCTGACCCTCGGCTAAACATAACGCCCTTGCTCTATAGGACGTTTGACCACCTTGCGCAAGAACTGACTTACTCGGGCAGCTATGAGCCAGCAGATCCCAGCTTCGATCCCGAGCCCGGTATCCCCGGCGGTAGCAGCCCCGCAGGCGGCGCCCTCGGCGGATATGGGCTCAACAGCCTACCCGCAGTGGGTAGCAACTACCCAGGCGGCACCTTCGGCAGCTATGCCCCAAGTGCAGTCGCCGGCAACACAGGCTTCGGTCCCTTCTACCAACAGCCAGTACAGCCAGTCTCCGTCAACGTCCTCCCCGTCCAACCCGTGGGAAGCGGCGATGAGCAGCTTGGAGCGGGTGGTCTCCCGTATCTCTCCGTCCCCCAGCCAGACAGCGTCGTATCAGCAGAGCCCGGTGGCGCTGCAGGATACTCAACTCAGCAGTCTGCCTTCACAGGCCCAACAGCCTTGGGCTTACCAGGCACCCCAGGCTCCGCTGATCTCGTCCAACAACGGGTATACAACCCAGACTTCTTATCCGACTTCTACGGAGCAACAAGCTCCGCAGCTAAGCCAAGAAACCGCCGCCGTCGTTAATCACTTCGGCATCGAGGCTCCTGGAATCCTCAATCAGTACTCCGTTACTCTTGAGGATGCTCTGATTCAACAGCACACCGTGCTGGAGAACGTGGCTAACCGCGCCATGGCCATGGAGCAGATTCTGACTGATCCCGATCAGCTTGCTGATTACACCAACCGGTTCTTCACCGAGGTGTACCCCGTGGACGAAGCAGCTCCTGTTCAGGAGAATGCTTATCAACCCCGTTACGATCAGATGCCCGCCGTTCCCGCTTCGGCTGGCACCGGCACTCCCACTGGTGATCCCCAAATCCAATGGGAAGGTTTCAGCAACGTGATGAACCAGAACCCTGAGCAAGCTTGGCGTGTTCTGTCTCAAATGAGTCCTGAGGCATTCCGCTCCAAACTCTTGTTCCTGGACGGCAACTGATCTATAGTTTGTCCGCTCCGGTGGATAAGGGACACGCCCTCGTCTTTACAGACGGGGGTTTTTTATTGGTAAACTCAATTAGAGACATTTAAAACTATGCCTTTTAAATCGGAGGCACAGCGCCGCAAATTTTATGCGATGGAAGCTCGGGGCGAGATCTCGAAAGCAAAAGTCGCTGAGTATGAAAAAGAAACTAAGGGCAACCTCCCCGAGCGGGTAAAGGCGAAGCGTAAAGCTAAGAAGTACACTGAGAGTAAGCGTAAGAGCTCCAATGCCTAACTCTCTGGGTCGTCGTCAAGTTCAAGTTTCTACTTCAGCTGAAGTTGAGACCTTAAAAAAAGAACTTGAAGAACTTAAGTCTCTCTATCGCACCGATATGGCCAATATCAGTGCTGATATGAGTCACCTGAATTCTCAGCTTACTCCTGCAGCTAATACAGAAAGTTAAAACTTAGACTGGGTATAAGCGCATATTCGCCGTGACTTATACCCCACTTTCTAATTACAAGTACGACTCAGGCCCTCATCGGATTCAAAGTGGTCCGAATTATGAGGGCTTTGTTGTTGTCGCTTCTGGTATTAATGATCTCGGAGCAGATCTCGGTGTAATTACTCCGGGAGCACCTAACAGCGGATTGTGGTATCAGACAGACGATTGGAGGTCTGTACCAAGAGCTGTTTCCGGTTATTGGACTGATTACACGCACGATGTAGCCTACGAGCCCAGTGGAGCTCTAGATACTTACGTTGGATATCGTTCGATTAGCTCCACAACCGTTGCTGGTGTAAAAACTCAAACTGCGACTACACCGGATTACGGGGTTCGTAACGCGGGTAAATACCTTTATTACGGTGGAGGCGCCCCTGACGGTCAGGTTTACACGCCGTTCAATACTCCTGATAGCAATTCGGCTGCGGAGGGATATACCGGCGGCGGCGTTACCCACCGTAACTATGAGGGTGCGATATTAACGAATGATCTTGGGAGTCAGGGCACAGCTAATAGGGCTGAATGGCGATATAACCCCCCGGTATATTGCAAAACTTACACTGAGACTGTTCGTTCTCAAGCTCCGGGATTGATGTCCACGCCCCTCCGATTTATCTATCGGGGCGGTTCTACACGGTATGTATCCAATTACGGTTCTGTTTACTACCAGAGCCCTGAGAGCGTGCGTGGTCTTATCCGACCCTTTAGCACGTCAGTTAACGTCGGTAATCAGCCGCAGGTTTAACGCTAAGAATGCGACACAAACCTTCCTTTTTTATTGGTACTCAGTTAAATTAAGTACGTAGTTCTTCGGAGGTTGACGCTTTGTTCGTCGACAATGATTTTCCGAAGCTGCTCGGCGCAGAACTCTACCGTCCGCACCCTGCGTACGTTGTAGAGATGGCTGCAGAGCCGGTTGACAACCCAGCCGCCTCTCTGAGTAATCGGAGAGTGAAAACCCGGTGAATTGCTGGAAACCCTTCTTAAAAGCTTCAGACCCTACAACGTAGCCGGCGACGGCAAGCGTGAACGGTTAAAAAGTCTGAAGTCTGGGGCAATCAGCAGCCAAGCCTCTCAGGAATGAGTGGAAGGTTCATCGACTAGGACATACGATCCAGACCGGATTATGAAGTCCATTAGCGCCGGGGCTCCCAGTATTGTTCGTAAGCTTTAAGCTTTCGCTCAATACCCAGACTACATCCTCCGTAAATAGCCTGTATGGCTTTTGCGTCCCTGATGTAACCGGGAATAGAATACAAATCTTTCCCGTTTTTGGTTAGCTCTGATTTAATCGGAAGACTCAAACCACTCACATCGAGGATCCAAGTCTGAAGCTGGTAAGCAAACTCAAGAGAAGCCGTGGTGACTTTAAAGCGACGTTCTGTAATAGAACCGTCTCCGTCCCACACTCCTCTTATAAAGTCCTTTTTAAACTCACGGAGGTCACAAGAAAGTTTCAAAGTGTGGGACTTGTTAGGTGTTACGCCTAGCTTCAATAAATCCTCCACCATGGACTTTTTACTAAGAACTAAAATTTTTTGAGGGGCATGTTCCTTTCCATTAGTTTTAGGGATCTTTGTTTTAAGTTCTGGAGCACCCTCACCTAAGAACTTTCTAAATTGCTCTAAAATGTTACAATCTTGTTCTTTTAGAGCTATCCTCGCTGCTGTTAATCTAGGACTTATGTTTCCATCTGCTGCTAACAAACCTAGAAAGTAAGCTTTATCGGGTGTATCAATGACCTCAAAATATCGGTCATTGTATTCCATAAAAGAGTAAATCTCTCCTGATTTTCTCTTACGCTTACCGGTTTGTTCAAAGTAAGATGGAATACCGAGTCTCTTTCTAGCTTTATAAAAAGTCACCATCGTTACACCTAGTATTTTCGCTGCTTCAACATCTGGCATTTTTGAAGCCAGTTCGCGAACAACAGAAAAATCTGGGTCAAAACGTTCGTAACGTGACATCTGGGAGCAAGATATAGTCAGTGCCCTAGGGATGAGAAACCTAGGGAACGGATTCGGACTCCAGAATCCTAACACGTGTTGTTCACGACTTCTCAAAACAGCCCGGCCAGACCGTTCAGCTTGATCGTTATCGCTTCTGGGGCAACCCAGGCTCCAAGGAGTCACGTGAGCGTACTGCAGAGCAGACCATTGGTACTGCTAACAGCCGCAATATCGTGAAGGACAAAGTGCTCGTGACCCTTCGCGAGTACACCGGTCCTGCCGACCCGACTGATCCCACTCAGCCCAGCACTTTCAAGATTGCTCGCGAGACTCTGATCACCGCGCAGCGTCTTCTGTTGGATACCGGCAACCTGACTGCCTTCCACCAGTCCATCGGTTCGCTGACTCTGCTTGACGACTATCGTCGTTGGCGCGACCGGGTGTTCATCAACGAACTCCTGAAAGCTGTTTCCAAGGGCCAGGCTTCCGACAGCCAAGGTGGTTACTACTACCCCGGCGATCTCGCTGTTGGTAGCCTCACCTATGCCAACGCCGAGCAAGCTAAGTTCGACGTTAAGGACGACCTGCTGCGCGTGGTGAAGAGCCTGCGTAAGCGTAACGTCCCCACCTACCAGGACGGTTTCTATCGCTGCGTTTGCGATCCTACCTTCCTGATGCACCTGCGTCAGAACAGCGACTTCCGTGAAGTTGCTCGTTACCCTGGCAACGGGCAGATCAACCCGCTCATGTCGGCGATGCAGCCTAACGCTGCTATCTACATGGGTCAGGGCTTCGGTCAAGCCACCTTCGTGGCTGGTGAGCCGATCATGCCCACCGGTTTCGTGTTTGAAGGCGTTCGATTCTTCGAGTCGACCAACATGCCTTCTCAGAACGCAACCGCCACCATCGCAGGTACTTCGAAGTCCTACGAAACCGCGATTGGTATGTTCTTTGGTCCCCAGAGCGTGGGCGTCGGTATCGGCGGCAACAACGCTCAGGTGCTCCTGAACAACAACGACGACTTCAGCCGTTTCATCATGATGATTTGGAGCCTGTACGCAGGTTTCGAACTCCTGAATGCTGATTTCGCCACCATCGCTTACTCCTTTAACGCTTGAGGAGGTAACTAACGATGGCAATTAATCCTGCACAGATCTCCGTTTCGAAGATCTACCCCGGTAACTACACCAACGTTCTCCGGTACTGGCACGAGTCCAAGTCTGTCGATTTTCTTAACGAAAACGGCACAGCTGAGACTCTGGCTAATCAGCCCGTTGGCGGCCCTGTTGGCGTTATCTTCCGTCCCGGTTGGATCGCTCAGCAAGCTGTCGGCTATGTCGACCTGTCGTATCAAGCTCTTGGCTCTGTCAACCAGCTTGAGTACTACACCACCCCTTGGGGTTCCGGTCTGAACGGCGATAACAAGGCGTTCACCTCCGGCGATGTAATCATTCCTTCGCCTGATTACCACAAGGACATTCGTGCCGATATCGCTAACGGCATTACTGTTCCTTCCGGTGCTTATGTGTACCGTGTGGGCCTCCGTCTCGACGGCGGCGATGTGGTGAACAGCGGTGTTGGCGGTGCTTCGGCTACCCCCACCCTGGGTCTCGGCCCCGCC